TTGCAAGTTTCCATATTCTTGTGTCTTTGATAATTCGTGTAACTGTTGACGTGCTGACACCAAATTGGACAGCAATCTTCTTCATGCAACCGTGTTGACCTGTGTACGCTTGACAAATATCAATCTTTTCACGAAGTGTCAATTTAGGTCTGCGTTTGGTTGCCTGATATTGTTCAAGTGTTATCCCCTTTTTGTTAGCATAGTACTGGTCTTGATAAGCACGAAAGTCGTCATAATTATCCTGCTGCCAATTTTTGACACGCTGTTTGTGTTCGTCTTTGTGATTGTTATACCACCGCCGTGCACGTTCGTTGCGTGCTTCTTTTTCTTTATCGTTCATTTTACTTCTCACCATCATCATGTAATTGTTTGTGATTCAGTAACTCCAAAGCGATTGTTGGGTCAAAGTTAGGATGAAAAGCACTTGCTAATTCAACAGCCAAATCAAACAGGTCATTCTCAATCAACCACAAGTACGGTTCAAGGCTGCCTGTGCCACTTGTGATTTCAAGCACTGCTGTCTTTTTGGTGTAGGTCTTATTCATTTGAAGGATTCTCCAAATAGTCCGTACATTTTTGTTTAGAAATTATGTATTGGTCAACATCTCTAATCATCACAAATAACTTTTGCTGTTTCAACACATCCATTAAAATCTTATTGGTGAGACTCTCCCGTTCTTCCGTTGAAACGTCTTTGCGGCAATCCCACATTACTATAGCATCCAGTCTTTGTTTTATTGAATGTAGATGTACAATGTTATCTTTCATTTTCTTATTGCTTCCTTCTTGTTTAACGTCAACAGGTTGCGTGACGTGGCTGAATGCCAGATTAGTCAATGTTGATTTTAATGCCACACATAAGGCTATAGTTTGTTGGTGGTTGTGGTTCAACAAAAGTTGCTGATGCCATTCCACCAACCAACGCATCGTGTGCTTCTTGTGTAATAGTAATTTGTCTCACGCCTGCTTTAAACATCGTTTGTAGTAATTGTGTGTTCATCTTCCCTTGCTCCTCATTACCGTGAAGTTTTTTATGGGCTAATAGTTGCTTTGCGGTTTGTATTGCGCAATAGCGTGCCATCTCATCGGAATCTTGATAAAAATTCTGTCCCTGTGACGCCGCAACAAAGAACCCCTTTTCTGACAATAACTCTATAGCATCAGTCACTTTGCTCATCTTTCTCTCACTCCTTATCGTTGTTGTTAAAAATCAAAAAACTTATCGGTGTTGCTTACAGGCAACTTCGCTTTCTTTTTAATTAATCCGGCAGTCTCAAATATCTCTTCCATTTGTTCACCAGTAAACCGCTCAATTCCCAACAGACCAGTGCGATCAGTTACTTTGCAAATTGCTGCTTTGCTACCAGGAAATGCTCTTGTCCACACCCAACGCTCTGGTGCTAACTTTTCACAGACAATCAAATAGTCTTGACCGACTTCCAACTGTGCATAACAGTTTTTGTATTGCATCTTATCCGCTGTTACCCAGTGATCGCTTGGCTTGCCTGACGGAATCCAATTGTATTCCAACAAACTACCATAACTGTTCTGTCTGCCATAACCTTTAAAGTTCATGCGGACAAATTCAATTGATCCTACTGGTTTGCCATCGTCTTTTTGTTTTGTCATTTTGGAGTTCTCCATTAATGTACTATTTGTGCTTTTGAAATTACAACACCGAACCAATTGATCAGGTTGCAGTCGTCTTCTACTTGTCCCCCTTTGTCATTCAAACTATCAACAAACGCATGGAACGCTTGATCTGTCAATGTTATCTCTGTAACACCCATGTTACCTAACATCATCACTTGTCCAGGATTAATTGTGTTCATTATTCTTCTAACTCTGCATCTGTGAATAGCACACCAGGTTGTGGCCGTAAAATTTGTTCTTTTGGTATTGGCTTTTTCATTCTTCTTGACCCATAAAATAAAAATCGTAAATCATTTGTTGAGTTGTTGCACACAGTCCTGAAATGACAAATGGATCATCGCCGAACTTAAAGCATGAAGCAGAGTTGTCATCAAAACGAACACCACTTACCATTGCAACAACATTACCTTGTTTTATTTGTTCACATATCAACAACAGTGCTTCAATCGCTTGTGCTTTTTGTTGCTCTACTGCTTGTTGTTGTAACACCTTTGGTGTTTTTAATGTTGAAACATTATCCATTATACTGCCTCTTTCACAATAACACCAACAACTATTTAGCGTTGGTGATTTAAAGGTTACCAAGCAAATTGCGTATGTGCAACCCTACTTGGTGTCTTGCTTTTTCAAAGTTAGCATTTTTATGATCTCCTTGCGGATGATCAAACCAGTTGTACCCATTAATATCAAGAAAGTAGAATGGTGCAATTACGGCACAGTGAGCGTAGATCAATTGTTCACATAATTGACTGTCACTTATTGGTGGTAGGTTGTGAGTCGCTTGCTGAATCACTTCACGTCTAACAACAACCAGTTGGTGCACAGGTAATGGAGATTTGCTGTGGTATTCCAAAGACCATTTGTGTTGCTTATACATTGCTGTCGGATGCTTACCGTCACGAATTATCGTTGAGTTGGTATAACATCCACCGTATTTGGGATATAGTTCAAGAAAGTCAATGCATTGTTGAAATGCACCAGGTTCAATTGTATCGTCTGGGTCCCAGAACGAAACATACTTGTGTGTCCCTAATGAAAAGCCATCGATTCTGGTTTGTAGGATATTACCAGGTATCCCATCTATGTGGTGAAGTACAATTGGTTGGTTTGAGATGTCACATTTGTTCCAGTTAACAAGTTCACCAGGCATGTGAGCCATGTGAACATCAACTTTTGGAAGACAGTCTTGCTGCTCTGTGGTCATAGTATGCTTCACTGATTGGATTGTTTGATTCAATCGCATGCCATTGGTTCTTGACACAACCAGACATTTTGCCGTTGTTTGCGATTCTGCAAAGCATATTTAATCTAACGCTTCGGTCGTAAGCCGTAAAGTAAACATACTGTACAGTCTTCGCCCCTGACATTATTGTGATCATGCCGCTGGTGGATTCTTGCTTTTCAGGTACGAAATCAATGAGTGGTTACCGATTACAACAGTTCCAAAGTACACAAACAGTGTTAGGTCTGTCTTGCATCCGTACAGAATGCTGTAAATGAACGCCCAAATGAATACGATGTACCCAACAAATGAGAACATTTTGCGGTGAGATGGAAGATTGGTGTGTGATTCAATGAACACCAACTTGTATAGGAATGATAGTAGTCTCTTCATGAGATTTATTTATAAGTACTACACGGATCAACCAGATTAACTGGTGATACCAATTAGGACTACCACAATGAAAATAGATAAACAATACCCCCAACTGAAACCAGGCGAATTCAAAGGGACATATTTCGGTAAGTATCAGTTCAAAGAAGTAGTAGATGGTCATGCCGTATACGAAATCAACTCACCACAAACGATCAGCTTTCCTGTTGACATGATACCAGACAGCTTGCGTATGATATCACAAAGATTCCGTGAACGTCATAACGCATGGGAATTCTTTTGGAATCCAGACAGACGTGTTAAGTTTACTGAAAAGGAACACGTAAGATTCCTTGGTGAATTGGAAAAGCGGTTCCCAGATTACCACGATAGTTACATCAAAGGTCAAACACCACCGGAGCCAACACCAGAGTATGTGTATGCACAACACATGAATCTGTCGTGCAATCAAGAAGAAACAATCTACTTCTATCAGTTGTTGGCAAACTGATAGTTGAAGAAGTCATGTGTAGTTGAAACACCAACTGTGATGTATTGTGAAAGCGGAAACAAGTGTTCCGCTTTCAGTATCACTGCCGCTGTTTCGTTAGGCATGTGATGTTTTGATGCGTATTCGATTACAAACCGTCTACGCATCATGTCTGCAATAATTGTGTCGGTGCTGTTCATACGTATTCAACACGATTTATCAAAAAGCCAAGCTCTTCGATATTGTCAGCAGCATTGATTGCATCTTCCCACTGCTGTTTGGTGTTAATGTGTTGGTACTTTTTAGCAAACGCTTGTTCTTGAATAATGGCTTGCTCAATGCGTTCTTGCGTTGCTTGGCCCATGTTGTTTGCTCCCATTCATTAGTTGATAGGGTAATCATCGTCTAAATATTTAGCATTGTCAAGCGAATTCTGCAGAAGACAGATCGGCAGTTATTATGCCAATTCCTGGCACATTGATTTGGATTAGATCGTGATTGTTTATAACAAACAGATTGACAACTGTGCCAGTGAATGACTTAAAGCCACCACCGACACAATCACATTGCTTTTGCTGAACGGTGACCAAATCACCGATTGCGAACGACTTTGACTGCATTGAACATGTCCAACTGGATCGGCATTTGTGGTTTAGGTTGGACACTCTTGATTGCAAATCGCTTCAATGCCTGATACTCTTTTGAAGCAACTTGTTGTTCCATTTCAATGATCGTTTGGCCAATTTTACTCATTATTGCCCTCAACTTTAACCAATATAAAAGTTTCGTCATTAATCCTGGCTGTATACTGATCTTGCGCTGATTTGACACCCCATCCTTTTGGACAAGTGAACGCAACACCCATGCAAGTTTCAACAAACGTTTTGCCTGAACGGATGACAATACAGTTGATAGGATCTCTGCGAACCAACGTTTCCAACCTACTGTTCATACGTTGATCAACGTATTGTTGTTCTGTGTCAGGCAAGTTGCCCGGATGATATCCAGATTTCCCTTGTTCAAATAAAGAATATAATTCACGTTGTCTACGATAGACATTGCGACACAAAGCGTCAAACTCATTTGGATCTATGTCAGGAAAATGTGGAGTATACATATGGATTGCTTGACAGATATCACCTTTTTTTGAAGGGAAGAGTCGCTTTCATGTTAGTCGTTCCCGTGAGGTTTGATTGAGTTGTGGTCAGCACGTTGCTCTTGTTGATACTGACGGGCAAGTTCAATGTCGTTGTTAAGTGGGCTGATGCTTGGTTTGGCAAACGCTCTTCGTGCTTCTGCCCACTTGCGGTTATTATAGTTGTTGACAATCTTCTGACGTGTTCTGCTTCTAAATTGTGACATGATTAAAACTCCCAGGTGTTGTTTAATTAAAGCCATCATACCTATTTAGCACTCAATAATCAACAGGTACCTTTAAAAATAATTGGTGTAAATACAACGACTCTTGGAGAAATCCACATGAAACCTTATAAAGAAACAAGTCATTCTGTTAACACAACCACCGAATTGACACCAAAACGCTATCGTGGTGAAATTTGCTTGAAACATCCGCATTACAAGGGGCTTCGCTTCAAACGCAACCATAAGTGTGTCCAATGCATTCATGAAGAAAAGTGTGCTGATGCCCTGTACAAATGGAACAGGAGAGACAAATGATCGACCTGGGACATTGGTGTACATATTTTGGCCAGGACTTTGAACCATCAGACTGGTTTGGATTTGTGTACATAATCAAGAACAACCTAACAAGCCAAAAGTACATTGGTAAGAAATTCTTCCGATTTCTCAAAACAAAGAAAGTGGCTAATAGCAAACGTCGCAAGAAAACCTACGTTGATAGCGACTGGAAAAACTATACGTCATCTTCAACAGAAGTTAATAGATTAATCCAACAATATGGGAAACACAACTTTACTTTTACGATTGTTGAGTTGTGCAAGACGAAAGGTTCTCTTGCTTATGCAGAAGTACAATGGATGGTATGGTTTGATGCGTTGGGTAACGTACTTGAAGATGGAACAAAGCATTTTTATAACAAATCAATACCTGGTGTAAAGTTCCAGGTTCCACCGACAACAGAAGCAACCCGGCAAAAATTAAGTGTTACAAGGCAACAGTACCTTGACCGTATTGGCGGCCTTTCGGATACCACCAAACAAAGGATGAGCGATAGCCATAAAGCATTGTGTCAAATAGATAACGGCAAGGCATTACTTGCCTCTGCACGTTCAAAAAAGAAACCACAACCAATACGACTCTGCTCTATTGAAGGATGTCAACGTAAACACAGAGCAAAAGACCTATGTTCAATGCATTATGACCGTCAATTTCGCAACAGTAACCCTAAATATTTGGAGATTGGTCGTAAGTCTTATGCTAATCGTAAGAAACCCAAAGCCTAAATACTTCGAATTCAAAGGAGAACTCAAAATGACAGCATACAGAAATGCCCCAAATAGTGGTGTAGCAAGTTTCGTAAGTAGCCCACCATCAGACCCACAAAAATGGATTGATGTGACATTCCACAATGGCGTGACATATCGTTATGGTGACGGTGGACGTCCAGCAGACGCCAGAACCGTAATGGAAATGAAGACCCTTGGTTCATTGAACGGTCAAGGACTTTGCCGTTTCATCACACGCAACAGACTGTAATAATCAATGGCAAAGAAACCAATATCAGTGATCAACATAGACAACAGTGAGTTATTTGCTGACGGACAGGTTGCGTCTAACTTTAAGTCGGCAGAAGAAACAACTGCCGACGTTGAACATGATACTGCTGAACTTGATTTTGATGAGGCAATATTCAAACCATTAAAGAAGAAGGTCGGTCGTCCACGTGCTAATGTTGATGCCGACACCGTATTCCGTCTTGCCAGCATGCATTGCACTAATCAAGAGATTGCCGAATGGTTTGGTGTAGCAGAAGCCACTATTCAGGGTAATTTCCAACGTGAATTGAGTATGGGAAGGGCCAACCTAAAAGTTGCCACCCGTCGTATGATGTTCATTCAAGCAATGAGAGGCAGCGAAAGATGCTTGTTACGACTTGATGATCGCTTGAATGGACCAATTGTTCAAAAGCAAGATGTTCAACTAACAGAGTTGGCACAACTTGACGATCAAGCGTTGAGTGACCGCATTAGTCACGCATTGAAGCAGGCACAACAAGAACTAACACCACTAAATGATGACATGCCACCTGACGATATTGTCGATGGTCAAATAATTGAGGATAACGATAATGAATAAGATTTTTGGACGATTAATTGGGCTTCTGGTACTGGTAACGCTTTCACCATTTCTGTTGTTGATCGCAATACTGTTTGCTGTTGGATACCCAGCACTGGATGCAAAGCACAAGCAGTTGGTCAAGGCTGTGTGGGCTAACAAAAGTGATAAGGATAAGGTCGAAGCAATCCTTGACGACTTTAAAGCCGCCGATGTCAAATAAACACGACGTTTATACATTATGGGCTTTGCCATTTTTCTTTTGAGGAGTGGCATTCACCCTTTGGAAGTATACAACATAATGCAGGAGTTTCAATTAGATGAATAATATCGACACCACCCAGATGACACGCCCACAGAAGATTGAGTTGGCGTCACTACTTGCTGAAAGAGCAAATCGTGATGCTGGTCGCAAGTTACAAACATTCTTCCCCAATACAGGCAAGTTTTCACGTGACAAATATGCCAAACACGTTGAGTTCTTTACTGCTGGTGCACAATTTAAACAACGGCTATTCATGGCTGCTAACCGTGTTGGTAAGACAAACGCTGGTGCGTTTGAGGTTGCGTGCCATTTAACTGGTCACTATCCTGAATGGTGGCAAGGTAAGCGGTTTGATAGTGCAGTTGAGGTGTGGGTTGCTGGTAAGGACAGCAAGACAACACGTGACACTGTCCAGAAGGAGTTGTTGGGCAAGCCAGGTGAAATTGGAACAGGAATGATTGCAAGAGACAACATCGTTCGTTTAACCAAAGCAATGGGCACTAATGATTATTATGACACAGTGACCGTTAAACATTCAACAGGACACATGTCAACCGTTTCGTTTAAGTCTTACGATCAAGGTCGTAAGTCATTTGAAGGAACCGCCAAGCACGTTATCTGGTTGGATGAAGAGTGCCCAGAAGATGTGTATTATGAGTGCTTCATGCGGACAATGACAACACAAGGAATTGTGTTGCTTACCTTTACACCAATGATGGGCACCACAAAGATTGTTCAGTCGTTCCAAGAGAAAACTGACCCATCCAAATCTGTAACACAAGCAACGTGGGATGACGTTCCACACTTCACACAACAAGAAAAGAAGGAAATGTTTGATGCATTGCCTCCTCACCAACGTGATGCACGTTCCAAAGGTATTCCATCATTAGGTAGTGGTGCTATCTACCCAGTCAATGAAGAAAGATTCCTGGTTGAGCCATTCAAGATTCCTAAACACTACAAGCACAGCTATGCACTTGACGTTGGCTGGAACCGCACTGCTGTATTGTGGTGTGC